ACTGCAGCCGTATATGCTGTCGGTAAATGGTTACTTACTTATGAAACTGTAGCCACTGATATATTTACCAACGTTCCGTTCATTCCAGGTGAAGGCATAAGAGCTGAAACAGGTGTATATGCTTTCATGGTTAATATGGATGCAGCACAAATAATTTATGGCTAATAAGAAAAAAGGTCCTAGCCTAGCAATTGGACGTGGTGAGAAACTTCCTGTATCTAAAGGTGCAGGTCTTACCGCTAAAGGTCGTGCTAAATATAACGCAGCTACTGGGTCAAACCTAAAGGCTCCTCAACCACAAGGTGGCGCTCGTAAGAAGTCGTTTTGTGCTAGGATGTCTGGTATGCCTGGTCCTATGAAAGATGAAAAAGGTAGACCTACTCGTAAGGCTGCTTCTTTAAAAAGGTGGAATTGCAAATGAGTGCAGAACGCGAAGTTATAGAACACGGTGTAGAAATTAAACATATTCAATCAGACGTGGACAGTATTATGGAAGACATGGAACAATTAAAAGCACGTCTTGATAGTATTGAAAAAACACTAGAAGAAATTAAAGGCGGTTGGAAAGTATTTATTGCTATTGCTACTATTATTTCAGGTGTTATAAGCTGGATGGTAACTCATTGGCTAGGTAAGTAAATCATGTTAGATAAAATTTTAAATATTTTTAATAAAGGAAAAACTATGGAAGACTCAAAAGTAGATCAAGCTACTGAAGCTGCAGTAGAAGCTATTGTAGAAGAAGTAAAAGAAGAAGTTAAAAAAGAAAAACCTAAAAAAGAAGATAAGTCTTCTTGGTTCCTTAGTTAAGATGCCAAGTAAGTCTAAAGCACAACGTAATCTAATGGCGGCCGCAGCTCACAATCCTGCGTTTGCTAAAAAGGTAGGGGTTCCTGTGGCAGTTGCACAGGAGTTTAATAAAGCCGATAAAGGCAAAAAATTTGAAGGAGGTGGTATGGCTAAATCAGATATGAAAGAAGATACAAAAATGGACATGGCTCAAGATAAGGCTATGATCAAAAAAGCAATGAAGCAACATGATATGCAAGAACATAAAGGTGGTAAAGGTACTAAGCTCTCACTTAAAAAAGGTGGCGTAGCTAAGACTGTTACTAAAGAAATGGAATACGATTACAAAACTGGTAAGAAATCATTTGCTGGTACTACTGCACAAAAAGATGCTCATGCAGAAAAAGAAGGCAAAATCGTTGCTAAACATTTAGCATATGATAAAGACATGGACAAAATGAAAAAAGGTGGTATGACTAAAAGCTGTGGTTATGCTTCAGGTGGTAAAGTATCTCAACTAGCAAAAGCTAATGGTATTGCTAAAAAAGGCAAATCAAGAGGCACACTTATTTAAGGAGTTATCATGGCAGACAAAGACAAACAACCTAAACAAGCAGACTTTGATAAAGCTTTTGAAAATATGAAAAAAGGCAAAGGCAGACTACCTTACGAAGATGATATGGCCCCATTACCTAGTAAAGAAGAAGCAGCAGTTGACCGCGCAAGAATGCAAGAAGCTTTATTACAAGGTGCTAAAGAAGGTATGGGTGGTAAAGCTTTAGGTATGAAAAAAGGTGGCAAAGTATCTCAACTTGCTAAAGCTAATGGTATCGCTGTTCGTGGTAAAACTAGAGGAAAAATCTGCTAATGAGACCTTCACGTGGTATGGGTGCTATAAAGAAAACTAAGATACCTAGTGCTACTGAAAATACTATGCCTAAAGGCGTAGTTAAAAAACGTCGTGATAACACAGACTTTACTCAGTTTAAAGAAGGTGGCCCTGTAGGACTTTATGCAAACATAAATGCTAGAAAAAAAGCAGGTACTTCACGTAGTAAAGCTAAGTCTACAATAACATCTAAAGCATATGCAAATATGAAAAAAGGATTTCCTAAATAATGGTTGATAAAACCTCAGGCACGAGTACATTTAATTTAGATTTAAATAATCTTGTTGAAGATGCGTTTGAACGTTGCGGTCAAGAGTTACGTACAGGTTACGACTTAAGAACTGCAAGACGTTCACTTAATATCATGACTGCTGAATGGGCAAATCGTGGTCTTAACTTATGGACAGTAGAACCTGGTCAAATTACTATGTATCAAAATCAGATTATGTATCCATTACCTGTGGACACAGTTGATCTACTTGATATGGTAACCCGTACTCAAACAGGTCAGAACCAACAAGATATTAATATTAGCCGTATTAGTGAATCAACCTATATTACGATACCTAATAAAAATGCTACAGGTCGTCCAATACAAGTTTGGATTAATAGACAAAGTGGACAAGAAAACCCAACAGATATTTTATTAGCTGAAACTTTAACTGCTACTGCGTCCACTGCAGCAAACCCACAAACCATTACATTATCAAGTACAGTAGGTTTAGCACAGTTTGGCTTCATTAGAATTGGTGTTGAAACTATTCAATATGGTGGCGTAAGTGGTAACACCATTACAGGATGTATCAGAGCCGTTAATAATACAGCGCTAACATCACATGCAATTAGTGATAAAATTTATGTTCAAAACTTACCTACAGTCAATGTATGGCCAGCTCCTGAGCAAAGTGATTGGTACACATTTGTGTATTATAGATTAAGAAGAATTCAAGATGCAGGTACAGGCGTAACTGTAGAAGATATTCCATTCAGATTTATTCCTGCCATGGTTGCAGGGTTAGCTTACTATTTAAGTAATAAATTACCAATGGTTGACCCAACTAGAATTCAAATGTTAAAAGCTGACTATGAACAACAGTTCCAATTAGCAGCTGACGAGGATAGAGAAAAAGCAAGTATTAGGTTTGTACCTCGTGAAATGTTTTACCACGGGTAATTAAATGCCAAGTAAATACGCTAGTGCCAAGAATTCGATATCCCAGTGTGATCGATGTGGATTTAGATTTAAGTTAAAACAACTTAAAAGATTGGTTATCAAGACCAAAAATGTTAATATACTTGTATGTCCAGAATGTTGGGAACCGGATCAACCACAGTTAAGCTTAGGCCTATACCCAGTTAACGATCCGCAGGCAGTAAGAAATCCAAGACCTGACTTAGGTTATTACCAATCAGGTTTAAATGGGTTACAAACAATTATTCAAACAGGGCCACTACAAACTGAAACAGGTGTGCCTCTAATGGGTAGTAGAGTAATTCAATGGGGTTGGCAGCCTGTAGGTGGAGCTAGATTATTTGATGCGCCATTAACGCCAAATTATTTGGTTGCAACAGGTATAGTAGCAAGCGTAACAATAACAGTAAATTAAGGAGAACGATATGGGATTTAGAAAAGCAGCTGACGGTATTACTAAACAAGGTAAAACTAAAGGTCGTAACTTAGGTGATTCAGGTGCAAATGTACCTATCCAAACAGGTCCAAAAGAATCAGGTAGCAAAGGTGGTAAAACTAATGCTGACATGAAATCAATGGGTCGTGGTATGGCTAAAGTCGCAGCACAAAAAAAGGGGTAATAACATGGCTAAAAATGATTTTCCAAAACCAACACCAGCGGCACCTTATCCACTAGGTCACGCTACAGAAAACAAAGACGCTAGTGCTTATACAGGATTTAAATATCCATCAGGCGGTACTGGAAGTGATATTGGTATTTATAAACAACCGATGCCTAATCCAGCTAGTTTAGATATTAGATATTCTCAAGACCCTAACAAATTAAAAGCACAAGAACTTAATGCTAACACAGGTAGACAACGTGTAAGCGCTGGAGATCCTGGCTCTAAAGTTAAAAATAGACATGGTGAAATTACAATCCGTGGTTGTGGTGCAGCTACTAAAGGTACTAAAGCTCGCGGTCCAATGGCGTAATAAATGAATTACACCCAATTAGTATCGGAAATACAGAACTATACAGAGAATGAGTTCACGACTGAAGTAGTAAATACGTTTATTACTCAAGCCGAACAAAGAATTTATAACTCTGTACAGTTACCAGCATTACGTAAAAACGTAACAGGCACAACTACGGCTGGTAATAAGTATTTAGCGATGCCTGACAATTGGTTGGCTACATTTAGCTTAGCTATTATTAATGCAGCTAATGAATATACATATCTTTTAAATAAGGATGTGAACTTTATTAGACAGTCTTACCCAGATACTGATTCAGATTTTTATGGTGAGCCTGCTTATTATGCAGTGTTTGATAATGTTTCATTTATTATGGGCCCTACACCAGATGATAGCTATGATGTTGAACTACATTATTTTTATTATCCTGAGTCTATTACAACGACTCAATCAGGTACAACTTGGTTAGGTAATAATTTTAGTTCTACTTTATTATATGGTTCATTACTAGAAGCTTACACCTATATGAAGGGCGAAGCAGATGTTATGGCGCAGTATCAAAAACGATATGATGACGCTATGGTATTATTGAAACAACTTGGTGATGGTAAAGATAGACAAGATGCGTATAGGAGTGGGCAAGTTAGATACCCAGTTAGATAATGTCAATAGGACAAACCCAAACTACAGTATTTAAGCTTAACTTATTAAAGGCATTAGAAAACTTTAATGTTGGCACACCATATACATATAAGATTGCTCTTTATGTTACAACTGCGGTATTAAATGAAACTACTCTTACGTATACAACAGAAGGTGAGATTACAGGAACTGGGTATACAGCAGGGGGCAAAGAATTAACAATAACTGGGCTAGGAAGTGACGTATCTAATAATACAGCATATGTATCGTTTTTAGATGTGACTTGGGACCCTGCAAATTTTACTACTGCTGGAGCTTTAATATATAATAGCACTACAAATGCAGCTGTTTGTGTATTAAATTTTGGTGGTAATAAAACAGCAACAGGTACATTTACAATAACATTCCCAGCAGCCACATCCACAACTGCTGTATTAAGAATTAATTAAGGAGAAATCATGCATAAAGAAAAACAAGGCTTTGGTGATTCAGCCATCGCTACATTAAATACAAACGCTATATCTGCGGAAGAATTAGGCGTACACGGTCACTACCACGTAGTTTGTAGAGATAAAGAAGGTAACATTAAATGGGAAGAAGAGTTTCCTAACTTAGTAGTTGCAGCTGGTAAAGAGTTAATGCTAAATACATTACTTAGAACTTCAGGTACTTATACTACAGTTGGACCATTCTTAGGTCTTACAAATGCTACTTTAACACCTGCAGCTACAGA